GGGGGGGAGGAGACCTGGGTTGTTTGGTGGGATGTTCCTCCTGAAGATTGTGACACCGACTTTATCCAGGAGTACTTAAATAGAGAACATGGAGGAATCAAGTTGGTTACCCTTGATAGTTTTGGACTATGTCTCACTAAGAATGAACGAGTTGCTCAGGGAGCAAAAGTCTTGGGTATGGATATGTTCCATACTACTTGTTGTTTATCTGATACAAATTATGAATGTGGTGAATGTTATTGTTGTGTTGAGAGACATGCTGCTATGCTTGCTGTTTTCGGAAGGGACGACACCTCGTATGCTGTAGATCCAAAGAAGTCCTTTTTGTTTATTCAGTATTTGGTGCAAATGGGAATGAGGGATGAGTTTTGTAAATGGGCCAGAAGGGAGGAATTGCCTTTTGTTGAAAAAGTTATTAAGGAGAGAGGTTTATGAAAAAGAAAATAAGCATATTTCTTGACTCTGGAGCTTTTTCTTTTATGCAACAAAAGAAGAAGGGGCTGACAACTCTTGAAGTAAAGGATTACATGGACGCGTACATTGCTTTTATAAAGGAGAACGAAGAATTTATTGAAGTTTATGCATGCTTGGATGTGATTGGTGACCCGGTTAAGAGTTACGAGAATCAGCAATATATGATGTCTAAGGGATTGAACCCAATACCTGTATACCATTTAATTGATCGAGATGTAAAGTGGTGTGCCCGGTTAATTAATGAGTTTGATTATGTGGCTATAGGGGGGATGGCTGGTGTTGGTTTGAGTAAGAGGGATGCGATTAATCAGTTGGATGGTATTTTTGATATAGTATGTGATACAAAGGACCGATTACCTCGGGTAAAGGTTCATGGGTTTGGAATGACCTCTCTTGACCTTATGGTACGGTATCCTTGGTATTGTATGACTGAAGAACATCAAGTTCTAACAAAGGATGGTTGGAGGAATAGACAAGATTTATCAGTGGGAGATTGCATACTATCTTTTAATGATGGTAAATCTCAATGGGAACCTATTTTAGAGGTGGTGGAGTTTGAAGTTGAAAAGGAAAACCTAGTTTATTTTGATCATAGAACATGTGTTGCTCGAGTAACTGAAAATCATAGATGGCGGGTGATGAATAATAAGAGTGGTAAGTGGCTCTGGAAAAGTACAAATGAATTAAATGGCTCCCATAGGATTCCAAGAGTGGGAAATTATATTGCCCCAAGTAAAAAAGTATTTTCGGACAATTTAGTGCAATTGTTTGCCTGGTATTGGACAGAGGGATCAATCAAAAAACGGCCAAGGTATAAAAAGGACAGTATAACTATATACCAATCGGATTTAGTTAATCCTGGAAATGTAAAACGAATAAGAGATTTATTAAGGCAATCTAATGAAAAGTTTTGTGAGAGTTCTACAAGGAGAAGTAATAATAAAGAGATATCTTTTGAACTATATGGGCCTATGAGAGATAGATTACTGGAGATCTTCCCAGATAAAAAACCTACTTTCAATTTTGTTTTATCTTTAACTAAATCACAATTAAAGCTGTTTATTGATACTTGTACTCTTGGTGATGGTGGCAAAACTAATTTAGTTAGAGGGTCTAATTCATTTGTACTTGGTCAAAAAAATGGTAAGGGTATGGAAGAATTTAGAATGGCCTGTTTATTAGCTGGAATTCCTACAAGTGAATACTCTACTAAAGGCATGACTTTTGTACGAGCATCGTCAGTAGAGCATATTAGACCTTATGATGTAAAGAAGAGTGGTAATTGGTCAGTGAAAAGTTATTCAGGTAAAATATGGTGTTTGAGAGTTTCCAGTGAAGCCTTTTTTACTAGGTGCGCCAATACAATATATGTGACTGGTAATTCTGTTGACTCAACCTCCTGGGTACTCACTTCGCGTTTTGGAGCTGTTTACGTTCCCAGGTTTAGAGGGGGCAAGTATATATATAATGAAAATAGTTGGAAAGTAACAGTTTCCAACCGATCTCCGGCCATGAAGGTAGAAGGACAGCATATAACAACCTTTACCGAGATGGAGAGAAGTCAGATTCTTGAGTATTTTAGTTTGAAAGGATACAAGCTTGGGAAATCAGAAATACGAAAGGAATCAAGCAATTACAAATTGGAGGAAGGAGAGAGATGGTTTGATAAGGAAGATGAAGGAGAGACCAGACTGGTGGAGGTAGTGGTTGAGAGTGGTCTTTGTAATGATTATAAACAGCGGGATGAGATGAATATTATTTACTTTTTAGATCTTGAAAAGAATATCCCTGAATGGCCATGGCCTTTTAAGTTGAAGTCGGATGTAGGTTTTGGGTTTAAGTGATGAAGGTGTATTTAGCTGGAGGTTTTTCTATAGTGACTGTTAAAGGTGGGGAAGAATGAAAGTATATTTAGCGACCTGGCTTGAGGACTCCCAAGGGCAGGGACTCACCCGGGTTGGAAATGTAAACAGACTGTTATCGTATTTTTTTGTTATGGATAAGGGAAGGAACTTATTGAGAAAGTATGCGCGTAGAGGTGAAATTAGTGTGAGGAGGGATGATGAAAATAAAAAGGAAAGAATTACTTGATATTTTATTGGCTGTGAGACCGGGGCTTGCAGATAAAAGTATTGTGGAGCAAGCTACTCACTTTATATTTACTGGGAGGGAAGTCTTAACTTACAACGATCGTATTTGCGTTAGCCATCCTTTTGAGTCTACTTTTCAATGCTCAGTAGAGGCTGATAAATTTTATAAAGTTTTGTCTAAACTTGACCAAGATGAACTCCATTGTGACTATAAAGAACCTAACTTACTTATCAGCGCTGAAGGAGTCGATGCTGGACTATCAGGCTACGCCGGTCGGGAAATATTTGATCTTGCCCAGGATATAGGTTTGGACGATCTTGAGTGGAGAGGGCTTCCGAGTGATTTTGTCGAAGGGGTGCTTTTTTGTGGTTTTGCCGCCTCCAGAGATGCCACTCAAACATTGTTGTCTTGTATTTCTGTTAGAGATGATTGTGTGGTTTCCTCTGACAACCGGAGGATAAGTGAGTACAAAATGCAAGAGGCGATTGAGACCCCATTTCTTATCCCAGCTAGAAATGCTGCTGAACTGAGTAAATTTGAAGTGATTGAGTATTCAGTGAGTAATTCCTGGGTTTGTTTTCGGACGGAGAAAGGAGTATTTTTTTGTTCTCGTGTCGTTAAAGGAGAGTATTATGATGTAACTGAAGATTTTGTTTTTGACAGAACAAGGATGAAACTTCCGAAGGCCCTCAAGGATGTGGTTGATAGGGCTGCTATACTTGCAGCCGGAGAGGTTGATATCGATAAGAGGATTGATGTCAGAATTGGTGGTGGTAAAATCAGTTGTCGAGGGGAGCAGGAGACTGGTTGGATTGAAACTGAGTTGGATATCAAGTTTAAGAGAGATTTGGTTATACGATTTTCAATTAACCCTATCTTCTTTTCTCAGATCCTTGATAAGACAAGTGTGATGGAGTGCGGAGAGAACCGGGTCCTGTTCTGGTCCGGGTCGTTTAGACACCTTGTTCTCTTGTACATGGAGGACAAGTGAAGATATATTTTGCTGGCTTCCCAGGGGGAGATAGTCCTGTGAGAGAGAGAGTTGTTCCGCATTTTTTGTTGGAAAAGGCTCTTTTCTTTTCACTATTTACCTGAGCTAAAAAGTCTGGGTTTAATTAAGTTGATGAGGGGACATAAAAATTAATGAGAGGTTTTTTCTTTCCAATTGAAGACACTAGTAAACGTAGTAAGGGTAGGAAGAGTCTTGGTGCTCCTCGTAGAGGTTCTTCTAAGGCTGTTTTAAAGGAGCCTTGTGGGGTTTGTGGTCTATACAAGCAATGCTTATCTCCGAAGATGGACTACTCAGGTGATGGGGAGTTAGAGGTTTTGATAGTTGCAGAGGCGCCAGGAAAGGAAGAGGATGAGCAAGGGATTCAACTTATTGGCCCGGCTGGACAACTCAAGAGAGAAAAACTTGACAATTATGGATTAGATCTTGACAGGGATTTTTGGAAAGTAAACGCAGTAAACTGTCGCCCTCCATCCAATCGCAAGCCCACTATGAAGGAGCTTAAATGTTGTAAGCCCAGGATCGATAAGGTTATTCAAGAGTTGAAGCCTAAATTTATTTGGCTTTTAGGGGGTGTAGCGCTTCAGTCTTTCTATATGGGTAGATTTAGTGATCGGAGCATTTCTAGATGGAGGCACTGGTGTATTCCTGACCGGGGCACCGGGGCATGGGTTATGCCTCTCTTTCACCCTTCGTTTATGCTGAGGAAAGAAGGGGATCTAAATTTGGAGTCCATTTATGATCGAGATCTTAAGTGGGCAATTTCTTGTTTGGATCGTCCGGCACCAACATTTGTGAAGGAAGAAGAATATGTAAAGTGTTTGAGTAACTTTGACGATGTGTGTTATCTTCTTGACTATGCAGGTAGTGGGAAGGTCAGTAAAGCTTCCTTTGATTATGAAACTACTGGTCTAAAGCCTCATCGGGAAGGGCATAAGATACTGACCATTAGTATGGGTGTTTTGGTCAAAGAATTAGATGAAGACTTTAGATGTAGATTTGAGTTAGATGATTTTGATTTTGAATTAGATTGCTTCGCATTTAGTTTCCCTTACGAGTATCAGGCTTTCTGGGGTGATAAGTTCTCTGTTGTTGAAGAGAAATGGATTAATTTTCTCCAGAGTTCTGTTGCAAAGATTAATCAGAATTTAAAGTTTGAGGACAGTTGGTCTCGTATTAGAGTAGGAACTCAACCTGTTAATAGGCACTGGGACACAATGGTCACCTCGCATGTACTTGATACGAGGGGTGGGATTACTGGATTAGATTTTCAGTCATACCGGCGATGGGGTGTAGAGGGATATGGGAAGGAAGTAGAAAAGTTCAAGGTAACTCCTGGAAGCAATGATATAAATCGACTTGAAGAGTTCCCTCTTGACAAACTCCTCTTGTATGGTGGGATAGATGGATTGTTAACTATTAGGTTGTATGGGGAGCAAGTGCAGGAGTTTCACTTGTCTCCTGACCTTCATCCTCGAAGTAAGTTAGCTAAGGCCAATGCTTTTTTCCATGAAGGGATTCTGGCTTTTTGCGACTTCTCTGGTTTTTGTGTAGATGAGGAGTACTATGAGAATGAGAATAAGAGATTGACAGAGGAAATTGATTCTATAACAAAGATATTACTTGATAGTCCAGAGGCCGTGAAGTTTAGTGGGGAAACAGAAAAGGAACTGAATCTTGCTTCAAATCCAGATGTTCAAAAGCTATTGTTTGACATCTTGATGCTTACTCCGGTTAATCTCACAGCTAAAAAGCAGGCTCCTGCTGTTGACTACGAAACTTTGATTGAGTTAGATGAACAGTTAGACCTTCCTTTCCTTCGTGGTTTAGTTAGTCTTCGGAAGCTAACTAAGATACGAGACACCTACCTTGCTCAGTTTCGTAGGGAGGTAGTGGAAGGGAAAATTTATCCTTCCTTTAATCTTAATATTGCTCGTTCGTTACGGAGTTCATGTTCTAACCCCAATTTCCAGAACATACCTATTCGTGACGAGGAGGCCCGGAAAAGCACTAGATCTGGAGTTATGCCCTCTCCTGGAAATAAAATTGCTGGAATAGACTATTCAGGTATTGAAGTACGAATTATGGTTTGTTACACGCATGATCCTGTATTAATTGATTATGTCTACGACCCTGCGTCTGATATGCATCGAGATCAAGCACAGGAGATTTTCCTTTTAACAGTAGAGCTTATGACGAATCCATTGAGGCAATCGGGCAAGAATGAGTTTGTATTCCCGGAGTGGTATGGAGACTATTGGCGAAATTGTGCAAAGAACTTGTGGAAGACTGCTCTAAGGGAGAAAACTGCTGAGGGCCAGTCTGTTGTGGAATACATGCATGAGGCTGGTTTGAAGGTTCTTGGAAGGAGAGGAGGTAGTTATAAATATGATGTTTTTGAGAAGCATATTCAAGATGTTGAAAACTCTTTTTGGGAGAAGTATCGTGTAACCCGTGAATGGAGAGATAGTATTATTAGTTTCTACCGTCGTAAGGGGTATGTTGAGTTGTTGAACGGGTTTCGCCGAGGAGGGTATCTAAAGAATAATGAAATAGGTAACACCCCCATTCAAGGTCTTGCTTTCCACTGTCTTCTATGGTCGTTGATTGAGCTAAATAAAATTAGAAAGCAGGAACAGTGGAGAACAGGGACAATAGGACAGATTCATGATGAATTGGTTTATGATCTTTGTCCATCTGAGCAGGATCATGTTTTTGAGGTTTCAAGACGAGTTATGTGTGAAGACATCCAACAACATTCTTGGTTGATTGTGCCTTTGGACATAGATATTGAAATAACAGGGGTGGACGAATCCTGGTACCATAAGGAGAAAATTAAAGTTCTATGAACCCCTATTTTGAAAAAGATGGCCAGACTATATATTGTGGGGACTGCTTAGAGGTAATGCCCGAGCTTGAGCTAGTAGATTTAGTGTTGACTGATCCACCATTTCCTGATTCATATTTAGATTATAGTAATGAAGCAGTTATGTATTTAGAAAAGATACAGTGTAAGCAATTGATTTTTTGGAGTCCGCGAAAGGATTTTCCGCTTGATTATACAGGAGTGCATATTTGGAATAAGAAAGTCGGAATAAAATTTCAATATGAAAGAATTTTTGAAAGAAATGGATCATATATGTCTTTCAAAGTTTATAGTTATTATTTAATAAATTCAACAGTTGCTGCTTCTTATTGTAGAGATGTTTTTACAGGGCATAAGTCTCAGAAACCTTTACAGCTTATCATGAAACTAATTTCTGAAAATATTGATTTTCCAATCATCCTCGACCCCTTCATGGGTTCCGGCACTACCTTAGTAGCGGCAAAACAACTCAATCGTAAAGCCATCGGCATAGAAATAGAAGAGAAATACTGTGAGATAGCAGCTAAAAGACTGGATGCTGTACATTTTGCAAATACCCATCCTGAATACAAAAAGGAAGGATTCTTTTATTAATTACTAAAGGGAGGAAAGTAATAATGAATGAAAAAGAACAATTACCGTTACATTTGAAATTTAGACCTCAATCATTTGCCGAATTTCTTGGGAATGAAGCAGTTGTGGAGTCACTTCAATCTATTCTATCAAGGGAGAAGGGGAGGCAGCATGCATTTTTATTTACTGGACCTTATGGTTGTGGAAAGACTACTTTAGGTGGGTTGGTTGCAAAGGAGTTAGAGTGTAGCAAACGTGATTTTCATGTCTATAATTCAGCAAATACTCGTGGCATTGACACTATTCGGAATGTTGCCAGTCAAGTTGATTATGCCCCAATGCAAGGGGAAGTTAAAGTCTATTTGTTCGACGAGTGCCACAGAATGACCCCGGATGCACAGAACGCATTGTTGACTTTATTTGAGGAGCGGTGTCCGAGTTTTGTTTATTTTGTTTTGTGCACGGCAGAACCACAAGGTGTTATTCCGGCTTTGAAGGGCAGTCAAAGGTGTGCAACATATACAGTGTCTCTTCTTCAACGATCAAAACTCATTAAGTTGGTAACTGATGTTTGTGAGAAGGAAGAAGTTGAGCTTGATAAAGATATTATCAAGAAGGTTGCATCTGTGGCTGCGGGGAGCCCAAGGAAGGCGCTTAATGTGTTGGATTCTATTATTGATGTAGGTGATGAGGAATCAATCTGGGCGATTTTAAACACTGTTGCAGTAGATGAAGCAGAAATCATTGAGTTATGTCAAGCCCTTCTTAAACCTAGTGTATCCTGGAAGGAAGTTGTTGGTCTCCTAAAAGGGATTAAGGAGTATCGGTCTGATCCTGACACCGTTCGTGTTAAGGTAGTGGAGTATTTAGCTACTGTGCTTGAAAGTAAAGGTGACTCTCGACTTGCAGAGATGATGACATGGTTGGAAGGGAGGAGGTTTTATTACCGGCATGAGTTGACGTATGCATTTTTTCAGATTTGTCACCTCGGAAAGTAATTTTTAGATTTTACAGTTAAATCATTATAATAAATAAAGAAGGAGGGGATAGAGATGAACAAAAACGAATTAATTAAAAAGGTAAACAATTTGCAGTGTGGTGATCTTCCCGTTCTGGTCCGGGGTGAAGATGTCATAGCAGAAATTTCTGATGTGTATATAGATTCCAGCCACAGCGACGACTCTGAATTTATTTCGATAGATTTAGAAAACAAAATCTAATCATTGGAAAAAATGGAAGGATGAACCAAATAATAAAAGTGGAGGGAAGGAGTAATGGAAGAGTTCAAAGGAAGGTTGTTGTATATGGGGTGGTTCAATAAGCCTTGGAGTCTTATAATGGAGGGTGGCGAGATTGATCTCTGGCCAGTGGTTGACAAGTTTCTTGTTTCGCTAAATAGCAAGCATGCAGACCATGATCAAACCCGGGATAGTTATACCTTATCAGTAGATGAAAATTCTGAGTTTCAATTTAAGTACATTCCGGGTGAGTGTGTCCTATTGGAAAAACCTGAGGGCTTTGGGATGTCAAATGTCCATGCCTACCTTGATGGTGCTCTTGGCTGGCTTTCTGGGCGATTGGTAGAAATTGAAATTGAGGAAGGGAAGCGAATTAAATTTATGGCTGATAAGAGTGAAAAGGTTTATGGTGTTTACTTCACTGGTGAAGGTAATTCTTGTAAGATACTTAATGGTGCTGAGAAGACTGTTTGTAAGATTGGACAACATGATTGTTGCATCTTTCTCTCAGTTGGAGCGGATGGCTTCCATTGTGAGAAGTTCAGTGGGTCAATTGCTCGGACGCTACTTGATCGTTTAGCGAAGGGCAACATTCATGCAAGTCGTATTGGAAGCTGTGAGGTTCTTGGACGGAAAGAGGGTGAAGAGAGGAGGTAGAAATGGCATCGTTTAATTTTGAAGTAGTTTTTCATGATCATACTGATAAAGAGGTTCTTTGTTTTAAACATGCCATACTGGCTGCTTTAGATGGTCATGATATAGAGTTGGAGGTTGATGAGTTTGGGGCGAATGGAAATGATATGCGCACTCGTTATTGTGAAAAAGAAGGTTGTGGTTGTTGAGAATGAGGAGGAGTGAAGGAGAAAGCAAATGAAAATCAATATTACACAAGAGCTTAAGAAACATACATTACTTGCAAATATCGTTATGACTTGTCTGACTGAAACGGTTAGTAAGGAACTTATTGAAATAGGTGAAACTAAAGACGGCATTGTTTGTGATTTAAAATTGACGTTAAACAGCCATGAGCTTGATCTTCAATCTTTTATCAAACATTGGGAAAGCCAAGTGTCAAGGATGATAAAAGAGGAGGCAACGGAAATGATAAGTGAAAAGTTCAATGGTGTAAATGACCTCCTTTACGACCTTGAAGAGCGATTAAAGCCAGAGATTGAGAAGCGGATGGAGGATTGGGAAAGGGAGACAGATGAAGTAAAGTAAAGATTTTGTATAGGAGGAAAATCATGGAAGAAGAAAGTTATGAACGAGCATTACAAGTTGACTTAAACGCCCTTGATTTGGAGTGGATGGAGCAACCTAGGCGCTATGATCGTTGGGGGAAGAGAAAAGCAAAAGCAGCGGCTGAGAAGTTCCGGGCTGAGGAGAATTTAAAGTTAGTCCGGTCTGATATTAAGCGAGGGTTGGATGAAGTAAGGGCGGAAGTTGAAAAGGAACTTCGTGCACATCCTGAGAAATACTTTCCAGGTAAACCCACTGAGGGTGCAATTCAATGTGCAATTACTTTAGATGATAAGGTCCAAGAGAAACAAGATCAGAATAAAGAGTTGTTGGTAGAATCTACTGAAAAGTGTGCTGTAGCAATTGAAGAAGATGAAACAATGGAAGTTGCACGTATTGCTATGCAGCATAAACGAACAGCCCTTGAGTTTGCTTCAAACCTATGGATAGCAAATTACTGGTCCCGTCCTAATATTCCTGATGAGGCATTGAAGCGAGCTGCTGAGTCTGGAGTTGAAGATCATAAAGGTCAGTTAGCAAAAAACCCTCGGCTGCGAAGGAAAAAGGAGGAGTAAATGGGACACAGGAGAATTTACGTCTTAAAGCGTGACCCTGATTGCCCTGCTGAAGTACATCATGATGAGGCTTTTGGTAAAGGCAGTGGATTTGGACATATAGAGAGCCTGTCTTTTGCTGAGAGGTTTGATATCATCAGTGTAGATGAGAAGTCTGTGATAGTACAAGAGAAAGAAGAAACTGTTGGCTAGTGAGAAGGAAAAAGGAGGAGTAGGAGGAATGAAAGTCTACTATCATAGTAGTGAGGTCATGATGGAACTACAAGACATGGAAGCTCAACTTGTGGTAACCTCCCCACCGTATCCTATGATAAACAAATGGGATAAAGCCTTTGGAAAAGTAGATTTTGAATATCAACATAGCATACTGGATCGGGTATGGAAGGAATGTTATCGGGTTTTGATTGATGGAGGGATATGCTGTATTAACATTGGAGACGCTACGAGGAGTATAGAGGGCTGTTTTCAATGTTTTCCTAATTTTGCAAGAGTCACCATGGGGTGTATGAAAGTAGGTTTTGTTCCTTTGATTCCTATTCTGTGGAAGAAGATAAGTAACAGACCTAACGCTTTTCTTGGTAGTGGATTCCTTCCTCCTAATGCTTATGTTGCTCAGGATTGTGAGTATATTGCTATTTTCAGAAAGGGGAGGGAACTAAGAAAGTTTGGAGTTAAAGATAGAAATAGATACAAGTCCCAGTACACCAAGAAAGAAAGGGATGAATGGTTTCAGCAAATATGGGAAGTGGGAGGGGTGAAGGGAGCAAAGCAGACTTCCTCCTTTCCAGATGAAATCCCTTATAGACTGATTAGAATGTTTTCTGTTATTGGAGACATGGTGGTTGATCCTTTTTGTGGAGTAGGAACCACTGGTAGGGTCGCAAAAACACTGGAGAGGGACTTCGTAGGATATGAGATTGAAAGGGAGGAAAAAGGAAAATGAATATAATAAAGAAGGTTTTAGGGGAACCGGATAGTATAGTAATAGGTAAAGAAATGTGTAAGGAAACAAGAAATGCGTCAGGGAGGGTTGATAGTAAGAGTAAGTTGACTGCTTTTTTATACCTTCTCATGCGAGATGAATTAACATGTGGGAAAGTTGTAGCATTAGTTAAGATGACGGAGGAGGGAGAGAAGTTTGAATTTACAAATGGGTGGCTGGCTAAGTATGCAGCTCATCTGGCTTTAAAATTAACGAAGGAGTAAATGTTTAACAGTATGGAGGTGTGAACGATGGTGGATAGAAAAAAGTACAAAGAGGCGTTGCTTAAGAAAACGCAAGACAGCTATGACAGGCGGGAGGACAGTGGAAGGTTTGGGTCAATCTTTAAATCTGATTTATCGGGGGTGTCGTTTTGGAAATGTAAAGCAGCAGATCATTTGCTTGATATCATCCCATACATCGCAGGCCCAGATGATGCAAAGAACAAGGAGGGAGAAATTGTTTACTTTCTTGATATCCTCATTCATCAGAGTGTTGGAGGAAATGAGAACAGTTATGTATGCCCAGGTTCTTACGGGAAGAGGTGTCCGATTTGTGAACATCGTCAGTTGTTGAGGAAAGAGGATGACTATGATGAGGATTTGGTTAAGTCTCTCAACTCATCCAGGCGAGTGGTGTATAATGTTCTCGTTTACGACACGGAGAAGGAGGAAGCAAAAGGGGTGCAAGTTTGGGAAGTTGCTCATTGGTTTATGGAGAGGCATTTGACCCCACTTGCTAAGGACCCACTCACTGCTGAGTTGTTGCCATTTACTGATCCTGATGAAGGGAAGAGTATTTCTTTTGAGAGGAAAGGTTCTGGACAGACAGGTACATCATTTCTTGCTCATAAGTTTGTTGATCGTGACTATGCAATTCCAGATGAGATTTTAGATACCGTCCATTGTTTGGATCAGCTTATTCAACAGACTTCGTATGAGGAGTTGTATGAAGCTTACTGGGGTGAGTCTTTGGAGGAGAGTACTAATGAGGAAATACTAGAGGGCATTAAAGAGAGGAAAACCTCCCGTTTACGTGGAAGAAGTAGTAGTGGTGATTCAAAGGAAGAGAAATCGGAACCAGCCACTTCAGGTCGGAGAGGGACCCAGCGTGCGGCTACTTCTGATGCTTCCAAAAAAGAGGAGTCTGTGGAGCGATGTCCAAAGGGTGTGTTTGGTCAGGATTTAGATCAACTTGACCATTGCAATGATTGTGAGATCTATGATGATTGTGCTATTGAAGCAGACCGAATGGAAGAGGAAGAAAAGAAGAAGAAAGAGAATGTTAGGGTTGGTGGAAAAACCCGAAGGGGATTGCGTAAGTGATGGGCCGATTACTAAGAAAGAAGAAAGGAATAGACCCTGCTGAAACGATTGGGGCAACAGCTAATTTGGTTAAGGAAGTCAGACAAGTGACCCAGTCTCCACCAAAGAGTCTGGAGTTAGAGCCTAGATTTGAACAGATGGTATCTACTGGCTCAACCTGGCT